CCGTAGGGGAAGGACCCACGCCTCCGTTTCACCCGAATTGCAAGTGCACTACGGCGGCTGAAGTCAAGGACGAATATAGGTTCTTAGATGAGGGTTCGACTAGAGCCACTATGGACGGCCCGGTAGACTCAGAGATGACCTACTACGACTGGTTGAAGACTCAACCGGAACCATTTCAGGACAGCGCTATTGGTGCTGACAGGGCTAGGCTGCTGCGCGACGGAGGTCTCTCGGCGGAAAAGTTTGCTCGCCTAAACATTGGTAGGACATTTGAGCCCTTAACTCTTGACGAGATGAGAAAGCTGGAACCTCTTGCTTTCAAGAGGGCGGGATTGTAGGTGCGGCTTAAATCGAGAATTGATAGTTGACACAGATAACAAAGACGAGTCAGTGACTCGAGAAAGAGTGGTGTTCAATGACCGTGAAAGCGTTTCTTGCTAGCCTAGATGGAGTCTCGGATTCTCTGAAGGGAGAATACAAGCAAGGGAAGGAAGGCTTCTACCTGGACTTGGATGGTCTAGACTCCCGAGACCACCAACATCCGTCTGTCGGGGCTCTTCTTCGTGCTCGTGACCACGAGAAGGAAGGTCGTGAGGCGGCAGAGAAGCTCCTAAAGGAGGCTCAAGTTAAGACCTCCTCCCTCGAAGAGGAGATGGAGAAGCGCCTGAAGGAGACTGTTCCTAAGGCAAATATTGACCTTCTGGAAAAGAGCTACAACGAAAAGCTCGAGAAGCAAGTTACCGCAAAGCAGACGGAGATAGCTACCCTGACCACGTCACTTCGCACTGTCTTGGTCGACGGTGAGGCCTTGAAGATCGCAACGGCAATCGCCAAGGATCCGGACAGTATTCCACTTATCCTTCCACATATCTCGAAGCGTTTGGTAGCAGACGTGGCAGACGGAAAGCCAGTCACTAGAGTCCTAGACAAGGATGGAAAACCATCTGCCTCGACTCTGGGTGAATTGCGGGAGGAAATACTTGCCACGCGAATGTTCGCCGGCGTAGTGTTGGGGAGTAAGGCCTCCGGCGGCGGTGCCTCAGGAGGATCTGGTGGTGGCGGTGCCCCACAGATAAAGGATGCGGCGAACTGCTCGCCAGCTGACCTCGCCGCTGCCATCAAAGCCAAGAAACAACAGGGAGGCACAAAATGAGTCTCGCACAATTGCAGGTTTTCTCTGACTATCTCGAAGCGGCTAGCACCGAGGTCCTCACTCAACAGGTCAATCTCTTCAACGCTGCGACCAAGGGGGCAATCGTTCTTAGGAACGGTTCCAATCGAGGTGACTTCACCTTCAATCTCAAGTATCAGCTCCTTTCCGGGTTGGTTCGCGAACGGGACGCATACAGCGATGCACCGGTAGCATCGAAGGACCTGGTCCGCATCATGGAGGGATCGGTAAAGCTCGGGCGTGGAGCTGGTCCAATCAACATCGACCAAGGCCTGTGGGATTGGATCGGAAGAAGCCCCGAAGAAGCTGGTGCTGCCATCGGGCAGCAACTTGCACCTGCCATCTTGGCAGAAAAGCTTAACACGGCTCTCCTGGCGTTCGTCTCCGCTACCCTCAACGTAGGGAGTACGCTGGTTCACGACTACTCAGGGTCGGGCAAGCTCGACCTCTCTGTCCTCGTCGATGGGACGCAGAAGCTCGGAGACCGCTCGAATCAGATTTCGTGCTGGGTCATGAATAGCAAGTGCTGGTTCGACCTCGTCAAAGATGCAATCACCAACAGCACCAACCTGTTCACCTTCGGGACGATTCAGGTCATGAATGACGGTCTTGGGCGGCCATTCGTCATCACCGACAGCGACAATCTGGTAGATACTCCGAAGTACTACACCCTAGGCCTGACTCCGTTGGCCATCGTGGTCGAAGACAACGGAGCCATGAGGACCAACACCGAGCTCAAGAATGGCTATACCAACATCAAGTCGACCTACCAGGCCCAGTGGGACTACAACCTTGGGATGAAGGGGTACCTCTGGGACGAGGCCAACGGTGGTGCCTGCCCGAACAATGCTGCAATCGGGAGCGGGAGCAACTGGATCAAGACGGCGTCCTCAGTCAAGGACATGGCCGGAGTGTTGGTGGTCTCGCAGTAACCAATTGGATGGGCCTAGCAGGGCCCATCATTCAAGCGTGAAAGGAAAGGACCCATGAAGAGAACTAAGTCGGCAATCCGAAGAATTCCGTTCTTCCTCATCCCCGTCGTGGCGATGGCAATCGCCTTGTCAGCGATGGCAGCAACGAAGAGAATCATCTACTTCACCGCTGGGAAGGCCCCTACCGTCAGTGAGGCGGCCGAGATTGCCAAGCTCAACGCCATCGCGGCGAAGCCATTCGCCGTCAAGGTCCAGAACAGAGCCTTGGTAACCGCAACGCAGACCACGGACTACGTCTCTGGAACCATCCCGGCGGCCTACCGCGACGGAGGCATCGACGGGCCTGTCTTCCTCCCCATCGCCGACCCATCCAATCCCCCTAGCTCTCCTAACCTTCCAAAGAATCAGGTCACCTTGTACAACGGAGAAACCATCCACATTGGAGGTGGAGGTCGGGCTGTCTTCACTATTCTAGACGGAGGAATCGTGTCCATTTCCTACACTCCTCCTGACGGAGGAACCTAGGCAAAAAGGATAGTCTAAACCTCTTTCAAAAAGGAGAGATTCATGGACGCAAGGAAACCTAAGAAGCTGTACTTCACCAAGGGAAAGGTCCCTACGGAAGAAGAACGAGTAGAAGCCGAGAAGCTCGGAATCACCTCTTTCCGCTGCGGTACTCAGCCTAGCGACGTCGTTGAAACCGTCGAGCTGGTGGCTGGAAGCGTCCCTGCTCGTTACAGCAAGGCTGTTAAGAAGCAGGCACAGCCAAAGCCCGAGAAGTAGGAGGAGAAGATGGCCCTAGTAGTGGAAGACGGAAGTCAAGTTCAAGGGGCCAACAGCTACATCTCTGTAGACGATGCCCGTGCGTACGCTTCCGCGCGCGGGCTCACCCTCCCTGTATCTAGCGCAGACGTAGAGATACTCCTTACTAAGGCTCTAGACTTCATTGAGGTCTTCCGCTCGCAGTTCCAGGGGAAGAAAACGTCGTCGGCTCAAGCCCTTCAATGGCCACGCACACGTGTGGTAATCGACGGGGAATCGTTTGCCAGCGATGAAATTCCCGAAGAATTGAGGAAGGCGCAGGCTCAGCTCGCGATTGAAGCTCAAACTACCGAGCTAGTTCCTACAGGTGGTGGGAAAGACATCAACTTCGTTAAAGTTGAAGGTGCAGTAGAGATCCACTATGTAGACGGGTCTGGAGGAAGCCCTCAACCGGAGTTCACCTTGGCAATGAAATATCTTTCTCCCCTCTTCGACAGTGGAGGGGAAGGTGATTACAGCCTGGAGAACATGAGAGGGTGAGATGTCCTTCTACGGAGACTTACAGAAGGTAACCTACGACAGCATTAAACCTTTTGGAAGGTTCTTAGTCTTCACGCGCCCAGTAGTAGCATCGGTTAGTGTCACAGGTGGGACTGTAACTCCTGGAACAGCGTTGACCACAACAGGCTGTTCGATAGTTCTTCCTGCTTCTAAGGGGACAGTAGAGGCGTTCGACAATCGCTTGGCCGAAAAGGAAGTAGCAGGGAGGGAGCTTCGCTATCTGAAGGTTGCAGCTTTTGGAATGACCTTCATCCCAAAGAGTCTGGACAAGGTTACCTTCGACGGAAAGACTTGGCTTGTCCTTGGCTGCACCCCAATAAACCCGGCTGGAGTTCCTCTGGTCTACGGGATAGGAGTGGAGGCAGCATGAGCTTCTCAACAACCATTAGTAATTGGTCTACAGCTTCTACTGAGAAGATAGAGCGAATAAGGCGCGCGATTGGTTTAAAGCTCATATCGGCCATCATCATGGACACCCCAGTGAAGAGCGGCAGGGCTCGGGCTAGTTGGCAGACGAGCCTCAATAGTCCAATCACCAGCGAGGTCGACAGAACCAATGTAGAGGAGGCTCTCTCCAATCTTAGAGAGGTCTTGGAGGAGGTGAAGGGGGACGACACTATCTTTGTTAGGAGCAATCTCCCATACATAATCAGGCTTGAATTTGAGAGCTGGTCAAAACAGGCTCCTGCTGGGATGGTTCGAAAGAATGCTCTCCGCTTCGTGAACTTGGTCAATCAAGCAATCAAGGAAGGAAAGCTGTGAGCCTAGCTTCTGTAAAGGCTGCCCTTACTACCAAGGCAGTAAATACGCTGGGCACTATTCCTGTAGCAGGAGAGAATCTTCCCTTCTCAGAGCCAGCTGAATCTAAGTTCGCTCGCATTCATTTCTCTCCTGGTCCAACGTCGGTTGCAACACTAGGATCTTCTGGCCTGAACAAGATTGATGGATATCTCCAGGTAGATCTGTGCTACCCAATTGGGTCAGGTGACAAGGTCGCTAGCGATGATTTTGAGACATTCTACACAGCATTCAAGGCCGGGCTCAAGCTAACCTCTTCTAACCAAGTGGTAACAATTGTCAGCTGCAGTTGTTCACCTGGAATAAGAGACGGAAAGAATTTTAGCATCTATATAACGATTCGTTGGTGGGCATTCATCCCACGTTAGGAGGACACCATGTCAGACGGAAGTCGCCACAGTCTAGCCTTCGTGGCTGAAGCCATCCCCGGAACCACTCCGGCTACCCCGACTCTGACACCCGTCAGAGCCGAGTCGTGCTCTATTGGCCTGACCAAGGACTTGATAGAGCCTACTGAGATCAGGTCAGATCGCCACCGAACTAGCGTCCGTCATGGCGCTAAGAAGGTTGGCGGAGAGACTGCAATCAACGTTTCCTATGGATCACACGATTCCATCTTCCAGGCTGCCTTCTGCGGGACCTGGGAGGCCGACGAACCTGCTACTGGCACAGACCAGCTGAAGATAGGCGTAACTCGCAGAACTCACACGTTCGAGCGGTATTATGAAGACATTCTGGACAAACCCTACCATCGCTTTACTCGGGTAGAGTTGGACAAGCTGTCTCTGCAGATCTCTTCAAATGCCGTCGTGACTGGGAAGTTCAGTGTTGTTGGGGGAGATCACATCACTGCGGCTACAGCCATCACCTCAAGCTCATACTCTACGGAGAGCACAACCGACGTCTTCACCTCCATGAGTGGAGTTGTGAAAGAGGGTGGGAACACCAACGCCTATATCTCAGAGCTCTCAATTGAGCTAGACAACGGGATGGAAGCGTTGTACGCCGTTGGAAATCCAGTATCCTTCCGCTCGTCAATCAAGCGAGCAAAGGTGACTGGGTCGGCTACAGTGTACTTCGAGGACAACGTCATGTATGAGAAGTTTGTCAATGAGACAGAATCCTCTCTCGAGGTGAACCTTGCCGACGCTGCAGGAAACGCTCTAAAGATTCTTCTCCCTCGGGTAAAGTACAGCAGTGGGTCACCTGACGTCAAGGGTGAGGGGCCGATTTCTCTCACGATGAAGTTTGACGCTCTCGCCGACGATACGTACGATAGCGAAATCGTCATGGAGAGGACTCCAACATGAGCAGCAAAGACTACTACACGCGAGACCGAGCCAACGAGGGGGCAACCCTCCACTTGGAGACTCCAGAGGGAGAAAACAAAGGCGACTGGATAAAGGTCGCTGGAATAGACTCCGACCACTTCCGGAGGGCCAAGGCCGACCATAATCGGAGGATGGTCGCAATTGCTGGCATGGGGAGTGAGGCTAAGAGCGAGAAGGAGAAGGCTGAAGCGGCCTCGGCTAAGAGGGCTGCCATCGAGGCCAGCTGCATCTCTCTAACAGCGGCTCTGATCCTAGACTGGAGCTTCAAGGACGAGGAGCCAACTCTTGCCGCGGTGGAGAACCTCTTGACCAAGGCTCCCCAACTGGTCTCCGCAATCGACGAATTCGCTGGAAATCGCCACCGTTTTTTCGCCAGCGCGTCGATGAGCTCGTCGCACATGCCCGAGCAGACTTCCTCCTCGACAAGCCTTCCCCAGGGTCAGCAACAGGGCAGTCCTTCCGAACAATCTTGAACCTAACCTGGGAGAGGTCCAACTACGCACCAGAAAAGAAGCCTAAGCGTCTGGCCTCGATACCTCCAGCCCCAGAAGAATTAGCCTACCTAGTCGAGATTCACCGCGACCTGTGGTCATCAGGGACTCCTAACACCTACTCCGAGGTTTCTGGGATGTCGGCTGCGATGAATCTGGCTTTAGAGGGGTGGGAAATTCAGATTTTGATCTTGTTGGGAAACATCCACCAGAGGGTCTTGTCATGAATGAAGTCGCGTCTCTAGAACTGAAGATGGAGTCTTCGGGAGTGTCCCTAGCGGATACTAGACTTCGTTCCATGACTTTGGCTGGGAAGGATGCCGAGGTAGGAGCAGCTAGACTCAGAAAAGAAGCAGAGTCTTCTGAAGTTCGCTGGAAGACTCAAGCTGCTCAACTTGACCTCATAGCTACTAGCCTAACACACGTTGGGAACAAGGCTCACGAAGCCGCCGAACATGAGAGCCATCTTAAAGAAGTCGCTCATGAGCTGGTAAAGGAATACCTAGGTTTTGAGGCGGCTAAGGAAGGCATCGAGAAGACTATAGAGGCCACTGTTGGGTTAGAGAAGATACAAGCTCGCCTAACCGGCGTTACAGGAGGAGTGGCAGAAGCCAAAGAAGCCTTCGAGGTATTAGAAGAGATATCCGAAAAGACTATCTTCACCGAAGATCAGATGGCTAATGCCTTCTTGAAGCTAGCTAATCTTGGCTTGGACCCATCTGAGCGGGCATTGAAGGCCTTCTCCAACATAGCTTCTGCAACTGGGGTAGATATTGAGTCACTTACTGAGACTACTGTTTCAGCTTCCATGGGGATGTTCCGAGGCCTAAAGGCATTCGGTGTCCAGGCCGAGGCAGTTGGGAATAGCCTGAAGATGACCTTCAGGGGTACCACCACTACTATTGCTAATAGTTCATCTGCTATTCAGAACTACATAGTTCAAATAGGGGAGAAGCAATTTGCTGGAGCTGCTGAGAGGCAGTTTGAGACAATGGAGGGTGGGATAAAGGGGCTCAAAGAAGCGTGGGAAAAATTCTATAGGACCATAGGCCAGTCCAGCATAGGAGATGCAATCAAGTACTCCTTCAAAGTAGGTGAAGAAGCCATAGCCTTTGCTACTTCCCACATACGTAACTTCGAACGTGCTCTTCAAGTCGTGTCTATCAACGCTATAGCTACTGCGGACAAGCTAGTTGGCCTAATCACCTTTGACAAGGAGCGTTTAAAGAGGGCTGAAGAGACCAAGCGGGCATTACTCGAAGAGATAAAGGTGGAACGCCAGGGAGAGGAAAACGAGAAGAAATGGAAAGAAGCCACTAAGGAGCGCGCCGAAGAGGAAGATCGCCTGTCCAAGTACAAGTCTGGAAAGGATTCAAAGAAAAAACCTGTTGACACTGGACAGGAGATGAGGGCTGAGCTCTACACCTTGATTGCTGGACTCAGGACTGAAGAAGAGAAACTCCTCGACAGCTACGAGGAACGCAAGGGCATAATCCTTCGCTTCGTCGATTGGAATTCTTCCCTGTACGGGCGGTTGAATGATGCCAACGAGGAGGCCTACACCAGCAATTTAGTTAAGCTCAGAGAGGCTAAGAATTCAGAGCTGGAAGAAGTCCGCAAGTTCTTGAAGAAGGAAGAAGGACTCCTCCAAGAGGCGTACGCTGAGCGAAGAGACGTGGTCAACACGAGTCCAGCCGACGCCGAGTCTAAGGCCAACCTGATAGCCTCACTGAAGGAGAAGGAAACAGCAGAGCTAGTGGCGATTAGGCACTCTAAAGAGCGAGAGAGAGAAACTGTCCTATCGGCCTACAGGACAGCAGAAGAAGACCTAGAAGCCTCTCACAGGCGGCGCCTCCAAGACATCGAAGACATGGCCTCAAAGGACGTCGAGATCAACAGGCGGAAGGATGAGCTGATAGCCAAAGAGGCTAAGAAGCACACTGCTGAGATCGCCATTTACCGCCTAAACTTAATGCAACAAGTGGCTGACAACGCCACCACCCTCACCGGAAACTTAGCCGATACCCTAGAGAACTGGGGAGGCGAACAATCGGCAGCCTACAAGAAGATGTTCGCCGCTCAACAAGCTTTTGCCATCGCCTCTGGAACGTTGAACATGTGGCAGGACATAAGCAATGCCTCAGCTACTCCGTATCCCGGAAATCTAGCACTAATTGCAAAGGCCTTTGTCGATGGGTCTGGAATATTGGCTAAGCTGTCTTCTACAAGCTACGCTGGGGCCTATGACGAAGGAGGAAAGATTCCTGGCGGGAAATTCGGGATTGTTGGTGAGTACGGACCAGAAATAGTTAGTGGTCCAGCCAATGTAACGGGTAGGCGGGACA